AAAAGATGCTAGTTGGGTTTCAAGTGTATATAACGGCTTGACCGATTATGACCATACAGGCGCTGGCAATCTTGTAGGATATTGGAAATTTAATGAAGGTAGTGGAACTCGTGTTGAAGATTTATCCGGATATGGTAAACACGGATTATTAACTAACGACTCGTATGGTGATGATGGCGGAGCTGCCTGGGTCAGCTCAGCAGATGTACCAACTTGGGTAGAAATTGAAAAGTATTATTAACAGCAATTGGGAGAAACACGATGCCTAAAAACAAAGGATTGTGGCACAATATCAGAGCAAAACGCGCACGTGGTGAAGAACCGGCTCGTAAAGGTAGCAAGGCCTACAAAGCTGCAAAGAAGGCTGCAGACAAAATTAACAAAGAGTCTTATGATGTTTGGAATGAAGAAACTGGTGTTGGATATACATTAGAATTTGACAAAACAATTACAGAGGCTGAATATCAAGGACGTGATGTTAAACTTAATAGTCCGTCACCAGGCGATGTTAAAAAATTCAAAGTTTATGTTAAAAATAATAAAGGCAATGTTGTTAAAGTAAACTTTGGTCAAAAGGGAATGAAGATAAAAAAAAGTGATCCTGAAAGACGTAAGAGTTTTAGAGCGAGACATAATTGTGATAATCCCGGGCCAAAAACAAAAGCTAGATATTGGAGTTGTAAAAAATGGTAAAGTTATCGAGATTATATAATGGCTATTGAAGTAATATCAAATAACAGATTGGTTGCCAAATCACCACGTGTTATGAATAGATCTAATATGGTGGTAAAAGTGGAGGAACCAAATGAACAACGAGTATTATCTAATCATGTTGTATATGAACAACCCAGTAATATGGATATTTATGGTGATCCCAAACCAATAAAAGCAGTAGAGATAGATGTGAAGAGAAATTATAATGTCAAAAAGGTTGACACAGCTAATTTAAAATCAGATACTATTAGTACTTCAGTAAATAATAAAGTTGATAAATTGAGAGCGTTGAGAAATGGCAATTAAACAAGTAACAAATAAAAATGCTACGATACCCGAGAAGGCGAATAGAGCGGATCAGGTTTCACTGAAAAATGAAACAAATCGTATATCTAATGAACAAACTAGCGTAATGCCTGGAAAAGATTTTGGTAAGAATTATAGTATAACACTCAAGGATATTGATTCTGCGGTAATTAATCACATAAAGAATATTATAAAACCCAATGTATCTGAGGCTGGTGAATTGTTACAGGTCCCAGTTTTATATGGTAATGAAGAGCGTTGGAGAAATGTGAGGGGCCGGGGCGTGTTAAGAGATTCAAACGGTAGTATCATATTACCAGTTATCGTGCTTAGGAGAGATAGTTTATCGATGAATCCAAACATGCCATTATCATTTGATCATGACGTGCGTGGAAAATATATTCAACGTATAAGAGCTAAGTCATGGTCAAAAGAAAATCGCTATGATAGATTTGCTATTCAACAAGGCAAGCAACCAGTTGAAAAAAGATTAATAACAGGCATGCCAGATTTTGTCGATCTCACTTATAACATAGTTATGTCAACTTCTTATATTGCGCAAATGAACACTTTGCAAGAATTGTTTGTAGAACATTTAGAGACATATTTTGGTGAGTCGACTAGCTATAAATTTTTATCTTCATTGGAAGGAAGCATTTCAGATGCTACGACGTACGAAGTCGGAGAAGAACGGATTATTAAATCAGAACTTACTTTGGGAATTAAAGGGTATATGATTCCAGCATTTACCTCAAATGTTTATGGTACAACAGCAGAAACAACAGTTGGTTTCACTAAAGGCTCTATGCAAATAAAATTTTCAGAAAAAAGTTAGATGTTTTGGAAAACAACCCACTATATATATGTAAATATTATATTAAATATTTTGACAACCAACAATAAAAGTTATAAGGTAATCAATTATGTCAGACACAGTTAAATTTACAGAAGAAGAACTAAAACAACTTCAGGCAAACGCGGCAAACTATCAAACGATCCAAACCCGATTGGGACAATTAGCGTATAATCGTATGGTATTGGAACAACAAATGGATTTGCTAGCTGAAGATCAAGCCGGTGTCGAAGATCAATTTAAAGAAGCTCAACAAAACGAACGTGATTTTGTTAAAAGTTTGAATGAAAAATACGGTCCTGGAACCTTGAATCCAGAAACCGGTGAGTTCACTCCTGCTCCTGCACCAGAAGAAGCAGAAGAAGCAGCACCCGCTTCCTAATTCTCTTTAAGTAATCACAAATAAATATATATGTTTGGGATATAAGTATACTACTTATGTATGAACTATCTGTATCTACTTAACAAAGAATTTTTAGGAGACTAGCAATGGCTGAAAAAATCGTAAGCCCCGGTGTATTTACCAAGGAGATTGATCAATCCTTTCTTCCTGCGGCAATAGGAGACATCGGAGCAGCAATAATTGGTCCAACTGTAAAGGGACCAGCTATGATACCAACCGTGGTAAATAGCTATAATGAATTTCAAGCAATGTTTGGAGACTATTTTACGTCGGGATCCAATTCATATCAATATTTCACATCACACGCAGCAAGAGAATATCTCAGAAACGGAAGCCCGCTTACGGTTGTAAGAATTATGGCCGGATCAACATCCCCGGCTACCGCTTCTGTAGGATTACCAGAAGCGGCAACAACTGCATTCAGTGGCTTAGCTACTGGTAGTTTCAAGGTCCTTACGGTAGAAACTATAGCTCATGGATATAGGCAAAACAGTTTTAATCCAAACGGGGCAGGCACAGATTCATTGATTCCACCTGCTGAAACTGGTTCGATAAACGGACATTTTGGTGGATCACGTGATAATTTACGCATTGAAGTTTCACAAAGAAATCATAAGAAGGGTACGTTTACTCTACTGGTACGTAGAGGAAATGATACTGTCAAGAGAAAGCAAATTTTGGAAACATGGAATAATTTATCATTAGATCCAAATGCTGCTAATTTCGTATCTAAAATAATTGGTGATCAAAAGCAGACATATGCAACAGATGCAGATGGAAATTCGTATCTACAATTAACCGGTTCGTACACTAACAAATCTAAGTACATTAGGATTTCAAGTGTATCAAAACTCACTCCTAATTATTTGGATGAAAATGGTGATATAGATGAAACATATGCTGCAACTGGATCATTCCTTCCTGGAATTGGATCAGGTAGTTTATTAGGTGCTCTTGGTGGTGGAAGTGATGGAACGGTTGTCACAAATGCTGGTCATAATTTTTACGAAAGTGTGACAGAGACTAATTGGCAAGGGTTAAATATCGCTAGTGGTCAAGCCGCAAACACATCGTTCTTAAATGCTATAGCATTACTAGGAAACGCTGATGAATATGATATTAACATGCTACTGACTCCTGGAATTATTGGTGGTCAAATTGGTAGTAATATTGTAACAAAAGCAATTGACACTGCAGAAGATAGAGCTGATGCATTTGTTATATTTGATTCTTCTCTATATGGAGACCCAATCTCAACTTCAACCACACAAGCAGAAGCACGTAACTCAAGTTACGCAGCAACTTATTATCCATGGGTACAAGTTACTGATGCTGATCTCGGTGTCGACAGATGGTTACCACCATCAGTAGTGATACCTGGTGTTATAGCATTCAATGATAAAGTAGCACATCCATGGTTTGCACCTGCTGGTTTGAATAGAGGTGGAATAGATACTGCAGTTAGAGCTGAGAGAAAGTTAACAAACGCAAACAGAGATACGTTATATGATAGTAACGTTAATCCGATTGCAACATTTCCTGGTCAAGGTGTTTCAGTTTTTGGACAGAAAACACTACAAAAGAAAGCGTCCGCTTTAGATCGGATCAATGTAAGAAGATTGTTAATTACAGTCAAGAAATTCATTGCATCAACATCTAGATTTATTTTGTTTGAGCAAAACAATGCCGCGACAAGAGGTCGTTTTCTAAACATAGTGAATCCGTATCTTGAGCAAGTACAATCAAATAGTGGTTTGAACGCTTTTAGAGTTGTAATGGATGAATCAAATAATACTCCAGATATTGTAGATAGAAATATACTGTATGGTCAGTTATTTTTACAACCTACAAGAACAGCTGAGTTTATCGTTCTCGATTTTACCATTCAACCTACAGGAGCTTCATTTCCTGAGTAAATAGAGACATTTTACTTATAAAATAGAGAGCCGGCATTTATTGTCGGCTCTTTTTTTTAATTTATACTATTTATATATGAATTTAAATAGCTTATTTGGAGACATAGAATGGCTGACTTGATAGATCCGCAAGATATAATGTTCACCCCGTTTGAGCCAAAGCTCAAAAATCGGTTTATCATGGAAATCGATGGCATACCAGCTTATATGATTAAGACTGCACAAAGACCACAGATCCAATTTGATGAAGTCGAACTCAATCACATGAATGTGACTCGTTATGTGAAAGGAAAAGGGAAGTGGCAACAATTACAAATAACCCTATATGATCCAATAGTACCATCTGCATCACAAGCTGTAATGGAATGGGTCAGATTGAGCCATGAGTCAGTAACTGGTAGAGATGGTTATTCTGATTTTTATAAAAAAGATGTAACATTTAACGTTCTTGGACCAGTCGGTGATAAGATTGAAGAGTGGACACTGAAAGGTGCTTATATAACAGACGCACAGTTTGGTGATTTGGATTTTAGTTCTTCGGAACCAGTAGAAATAACAGTAACACTAAGATACGACTACGCAATACTTCAATTCTAACAATAATATTAACAAAATTAAAGGGCTGATTTTTCAGCCCTTTTTTTGTATCTTACATATATGTATATATAACACACAAGGAGTTACATTATGCCGGAATTTGAATTTCCAACAGAAGTGATTGATTTACCATCCAAGGGATTGGTATATCCAAAAGACTCACCTTTAAGTAAAGGCCAAATTGAGTTAAAATATATGACCGCTAAGGAAGAAGATATTTTAACATCACAGAATCTAATTAAGAAGGGTATAGTATTAGACAAATTATTTGATTCTTTAATTGTGACAAAAGGAGTCAAACAATCTAACTTGGTTTTGGGCGATAAAAACGCTGTTATGGTTGCAGCAAGAGTGCTAGCATATGGTGCTGAATACAATGCCACCGTCCAGGGTCCAGACGGACCGGTAGAACATGTGTTTGATTTGAGTAAAGTCAAATTCAAAGAACTTGATAAAAAACTTGATTATTCTAAAGGTGTGTTTGATATGGAATTACCAGTATCAAAACTACCAGTAAAATTTAAGATTTTAACCGGTGAAGATGAGCAAAAAATAAATGCTGATTTAGAAGCTTCGAAAAAAACAGGACAATCAGCAGAAATTACAACACGAATAAGATATATGCTTACTGCGGTAGATGGGCAAGAGGATCGAGCAACTATCAATAAGTTTGCAAACAATATATTATCACAGGATAGTTTAGCATTGCGTAGAAGATATGCTGAAGTATCG